TCTAGCTTTTTAATAATCTTTGCATATTCTTCTTCTGACTTGCCAGAAATAGATTTCGCGTAGGCTTTTTCTGCATCTGTAAGATCATCATAATTATCAACTAGCTCTTTGCTTGCCTGATCTAGCATTTTCATTGCTTCAGTCGCGCCAAACAAAGATGGAGCTAAACTTGTAACAAGAGCAGCACTGACAGCTAACACAGCACCAATAATTGCGCCATTAGGCCCGAACAAAGAGGCAACCTGAGAACCCTGCTGACCAAATACAAGCATTGCATTCTGACCCATCTGCAACTGTACTGCGACATCCTGTACCTGATGACCAAGCTGACCTAAACCGCCACGCATCATGCGAAGCTGTCCTTGAGCCTTTTTAGTAGTATCTTGGAATTGTTTTGTACTCTTCTGCGCCCGATGCATCCCTTGATCGAAATCACTGGAATCCATCTTAGCTTTGAGGATCATGTTCGCGCCAAAATCAGCCATGTTTTTCCTTTATCTTCTGTTCTTTAAGACGTAAGTAAGCAAACCAATGAGAAAACTCATTGACAGTCATAGCTAATATTGTCGAGAGTGGTTGACCAAGGTGTTCTGCCAGTTGATACATTGCGTACAATTCATTTGGCTCACCTTGATCATTTGTTAGTTTTTTTCAGCATCCTCTGCGTCTACTGTATCTAGCACAAAGTTTGCAACTCTACTCAAGACTTCAGGGTCAACGTGCTTCTTTAGTTTAACCTTATCACCGACATCAAAGACAGACTCGCCATCTTTATCGGTTACACCGAATATTAGCGCGTATACTAAGTAGTCTGAATTATCACCATCTGATCTGGCAAACCACTTAGCTTTATCATCTAAGGACAGGTTCTTAGAGTAGAGAGTAGTATCCCACTCTTCTACTCGAAGAGTCCTGATTTCTTTGTTACTAAAGTGCGAAACTGCACTATCAATCAATTTTCCCATGGTTTATCCCCTTATGTTTATTAAGCTACTGTTTCTTCTGTGATGTGACCGTTGCCAACAACAGAGATAGAAGCTTCTACTAATCCGTCAACTGAAACATTTTTTGAAACGCTAGTTACAATCGCCTGACCAATCCACTCTTTCTTAGTTGAAGTCTGACCTGATGGATATAGCTTTAACTCTACTTCAGCACCCTCAAGCAATGCACCTTGACCAGCATCAGAATCACTCCAGATGCAGTTTACAGAAGATGTCCAAGACTTAGTGGTTACTTTCTGTGTAGTCCAACCCTCGTCACCAGATGCAGGATTCATAACAGTTGTGTCTGATGTTGCTGCAGTAATCTCTAACGAGAAGTCTTTTACCTCGGCTACAGCATTCGATCCAACGTAAACTGCGCCACCATTTCCAGCATATGTTGCCATTTTAATTACCTCTGCTCTATGAGCATTATTTTAACAAAGGCGCAATCGCCATTAAATTGAAACATCAGGGTTGTTCTCACGCACCTGATATCTTACTTCAACAGATAACTTGCAAACAGCTAAAGGCTGATCTCCGTCACCGCTAAAATCTGTGTCAAAAGACAGTATTCGCGTATCAATTGCGTTACCGCCTCGTGTAATATCTACAGATAGTGCCTCTTCTACTTCTAGGGATATCTGATCTAAAGTATCATCGTAGTTCTGTGTACCCTTGACGTATATTTCTACCTCAAAAGCACTAACTCGTTCTTGCAACCGTGGGATACTTATAGAGGCGTAAGAAACCTCTTCTGACTTGTTGTATATTAGTATGCCAGGTAGCTTTGCATTACGCATGGGATAGATTCGTGACTGAAACACATTGTTCAGTGTAGTATTTAACCCAGTTAAAGTTGTCTTCAGGTTATCCCTAATTGTTTTGCGCTGATGAGCCATTATTCAACCTCTAAAGCTAATTCTGACATACCAGTGCCATCATCCATTATAATGCGAACAACATAAATAGTATTCCTAATCGCAAACTCATCACCCTCTTCTATATTAGGAATGTCTTGCGTTCTCACGGTAAGCCTTGGCGATACCATTTGCACTTGCATTGTGCCACCTGCATCTACAGCTTCATAAGCGTTATCAAATATTGCAGTAATTACAGCATCTTCGCCAACTACAGGCATGAACGTAACGCTCTCACCGAAATCAGATACTAACAATAGTCTGTCGCTTGCTGTCTCTACTGGCATTATTTCTTAACCTTTGCTCGTCTTTTAGGCTTTGGCTTATCAACAGATAGACCAACGCTTCTGTCTTCTACCTTTTCTGGCTCTGCATATGGTGCAACTCTGCCCATAGCCATTAACTCTTTAGCAATCTGATCGTCTAACGCGACAACATCAGATAACCTATAAGATACGCCTTTAATCAGACAGGCTTTAATTATTTCATATTTCATTATAATCTCCTTTAGTAAAAGCTACTATGGGATAGCCACGGAATAGCCTTTAGTAAAGGAGGGGGCGAACCCCCTCACAGTGTTACTTATTGTCCAACTGCAAAAGACTGAGCATGACGTACAGCGCAATCTACAGACTGCATCGCAACAACGCGAACAGTACCAGTAGTAGAAGCAGTGTATGGGTCAACTACGATGTCTAGTCCACCGAACATACCGATTAGTAAGTCGCTGAAGTTACCAAAGTAGGCATGGTTTGCAGATGCTTGAGCAGAAACAATAGCATTGTAACCATTAACCTGACCATTCTCTAATACAAAACCACTGTTAGTAGATGATTTTGCAGTGCCTTTTAAAGCACCTGCTAGAGCAGGAGTAAGGATGTATGAAAGGTTGCCAAGAAGAGCGTTATCTTGTGAAACCTCAGTTTCCATTGCAATCATCTCTGCAAAAGTTGGCGCACCAGCAGCAGTGAATGCAACTGAACCAATTCCAGTAACACCCTCAATACCAGTTGGCTGACCTGAAGCACCTGTACCCTCTAGACCAGCTTTATCAATAGCGATTGCCATTGCTTTAGTTAGGTCATCACGGATTAGGCTTTCAACGTCTAGGCTAGATTGAATCAAAAGCTGACGAGTAACGTCTGTGAATGCACCCAAAGTTTTAGGTGAAAGACTTACATTACCAAGAGTCATTTCTGATTCAGTAGCAGCACCGCCCTCAGCAGAAATCCAAGTAGCAGCAGAAGTTCCACTTTTCTTAGGAATCTTAACGTCACCGCTTAGACCACCAAGCATTGTTGCACCTGCAGCCATAACTGATGAAGAATTGCGTAGAGCATCAATGAAATCACCGCCACGATAATCTTCGCCAATTGAATCGCCAAAGTTTGAAATTACTTCTGGATCTGCACCATCTGAAGCAGTACCAAGATCACGCTTGTTCCAAGTGCGTAGAACGTCAGCAGGAAGCATAATGCCCTGTGCAGTTTTACCATATGCGTCAGCAGCAGCGCGTGAGCATTCAAATTCAAATGCAGCAGCTTCTTGCGCTCTACGATCAGTAGGGTTAGCAAGAGCGTGGATAGCTTTCATCATGCTGAAACGCTTAGTTTCTGCTTTGTTCATGCCGATGTCTTGGCTTTCTAGAGCAGATGTAGAACCAATTGACTCTAGTAGTTGACCACGAAACGAATCAATAGACTGACCTTTAGCAATAGCATCGCGAGCCATGTCTGATTTGTTGTGACGTGCGCCTAACTCAACAATTTGAGCGGCATTCTTTTGTGCGGCTTGCTGGGCTTCAGCTTTTACCGCTTCGATATTAACTTCTGACATAATATTTCTCTCTTTTAGGGAAGTTTTAATTACGGGTTTATTTTCAGCTTTGCCTGAACGCCCAACGCCAACTGTCATATCGGCAGGAATAGACACCAAACTTGCTTCAACGGGTTTCCATGACTTAGCACGATAGGTTTCCTTATCGTCTGCGTCTCTTTCCATTTTGCCAATAGAGTAACCAACTGAAATGTTAGCTTTAATTCCATCAACAACATCAGAGAAAGCCTCACGAGCCAATTCACCTTTTCCAAAGCGAACTTCTGCACGTAGTCTACGCGCATTCTCGTCAAGCTCTACCGATTTAATAACACCAATCTGCTTCTCTGGATCGTGATCCAAAAGCAATGGTGCGCGACCAGATGCTAAGAACGATAAATCAATCGACTCTCGCGTATGGTCTAATACTTCAGTACCGAATGAACGACCTACAGGCTCTTCACTCGATATTGCCATCTTAACTGTTCTTGTCTCTTCATCAATGGGAGAAAGCTCAATCTCCATTGCACGATGCTGTACTTCAGGACTAGCCGAGCGATCAGTTTCTTCTTCCACTTCTTCTGTAGTCTCTTCTACAGCTTCAGCAGTTTCTTCTACTGTCTCTTCAACTACCTCTTCAGTACGAACCTCGTCAACAGACTCAACAGTAGCTTCTACTTCTACTTCATTGTCCATATTTACAGCCTCTTCGTTTCTATCATCGTCTAATTGTCCAGCAATCTTCCTAGACCAAGAAAACCCTGCATCGCCACCCCATAATGCCCAAGCTATACGCCCTGCACTAGGATAACCTTTCTCTCCGGGGCTGAACCCATCAGCTTTCTTGTCTACTTCATGCCGACTAAAGAAAGAGTACATTCTTTTTACAGTATCGAATGATAGCTCTTTTCTATTCTTTATGTCTCTTGCCCTAGCTACACCAACTTCAGTGCCACCACGACCATGTTCTTTGCGCCACTCTAAGCCTTTTACAGCTTCTGAAACCATTCCGTCAGTAGGCTTAGTGTTTATCTCTTTACCCTTGAACTTCGGCATCATCTTCTCCGATTATATCAGGGTTAATACTGTTAAAGTTAGCACCATACGGCTCAAGAGCGTAGTTTACTCCATATTGGTCTGCTATATCGCGATCTCGTGCGATCTGAGACACTAACTCCTCTACATCCTTACCATACTGGCTTGCTACGTCAGACAGGCTTAGAACGCCCGCTTTTAGCCCTGTAATGGCGGCATTCATTTCTTTCTGCGGGTCAACCCAGTTCCATGCCTTGCCTCGAAATTGAGCAGCTTCACAAAAACGATCATATTGACGTAAAGGTATACCAAAACTGTTAACTTCCATCGATGCTGCAAGCCAATCATCATAAACTACGCGAACAAAGTGATCAGTTACAAACTTTTGTAGGTTTCGGTAAGCATCACGCTCTTCTAGTGCGCCCTGACGGATAGAACTGTAAGAAACAGACTCTAAATCGTTAGATAATGCAAAATAGCTAACGCCCAATGCTGAAGCAATGCCTTTAAGCACTGACTTGTGGAATGAATCAAACTCATTATTAGGGTATTGCGGGTCGAATGTCTTAAAGTCAACGCCATTTGGTAGCTGATGGAACGTACCTGGTTGCGCTTCCATGATAGGAACATTGCCGTCTAAATCGTCTGCAACAAACCCATCACCAGCAGGAGAGGTGAAAAAGCCCATCTTACTCGCACCAATACGAGCATTTACTACTGCAGCTTCTCTTAATGCGCCTAACTGCTTCATTGCAGAGATAGCAGAAGCCATCCAAGGCTCACCGCGAGACTGTCCTGCACGATTAGGGTCATACAGATGAATCATTCTATCTGCGGGTATACGAACGTGCTTAGGTGACTTGCCAGTTGTCGCGTAATCGTAATCACCGGGATGATATGTCATTACATGATATGCAACAGGCTTACGGAACTTGTCTAGCTCGACACCCATGCGTACTTGATTGCCGTTTGGCAGTCTTTCGTTCTTCTGCTCGTCAATTTGATCAGGCTCAAGGAACTCTAGCGCAAATGAATCGTGGAATGAACTTCCTCTATGCTTCACGATGAACACTTCACCATCACGGGCTAGACATTCAATTGCTAGTTTCTGTGCATCAATCCATGACATACCGCCATCAACGGTACAGTTACCAAGCTTGCCCCACTTGCGGAATGCAGATTCAACCTTTTGATTACCATCTCTGTCTAACTTACCTATGGTATCTGTTGCTTTAACCTGCAAAGTAAAGCCTTTTTCGCCAACTACGTTAATTTTAAGTAGGTTTAGGTACTTTTTAGCGTATTCGTTGTTTCTGGCTAGGTCGCGTGAACGTGATCTGATTGATCTTAGTGCTGGGCGCAACTCAGAGTCTGCTGAACGCTCAGATGCCCTAAAATCACTAAATAAATTGTTAGCGTTAGCTGCTGAGTATGATCTCTTAAACCCTTTATCTTTTTTGACGGCTTTTGGCTTAAACATATCAAAAAGAGCCATTTAAAACCTCACTTTAATAGTGCTTGAGCCTTTACGCCCATGCTTAATATTGATAGCGTTCATTTCTTGCTTAACTTCTCGTCTATAGAAGTCTCTAGCATTAACAAGCTCTTCGAATGTCATCTTATTTAATGATCTGCCAGCTACGGAATAGCTTGCAACGTCTGAGTCAGCTTTTCCGCTAAGTAAGCTTTCAATCTTACCTAACATTACTTCTGCGTGGGAGCGTGGATCAGCTTGATTGATATCTAAATCAGGAACAACTATGAAATGACCGCGATCAATTACAACTCTTTCGTTGTCAGAGTTTCTTTCTACTTCTAGTTGGTAAAAGTAATGACCTTGTACAAAGTGCGAGCTACCAGTAACAGTCATGTTATTGCCAGTACCAGTATTGTCGTTTAAGACAGTAAACAGGTAATGATCTGTCTGACCTGTACCTGTAATTATTATTTCGTTATCGCCACCGCCAGATATTCTTGCAACATATCTAACCGTGTAATCGCTAGTTGGGTAATCCGTAACTAGATTAGACTTTTTCCACTGCACAAAATCGCCAATGACAATTGTATCTGGCTCTCCCTCACGGGCATTAGCAGCATCAAATAGATTCGCCATTAATTTATACCTTTATCGCCACGAATTAACAAAGCTTTTCCTTGTTTTTGGTACAAATGATTCTCTTGGCGTAACTCTAGGTTCAGCTTGTTGTTGCGGCTGTCTATCTCTATTGTCTGCCAAAGCATTTATATCAACATTTAATATAGCATATGCTGCAATTGCGTACACAAAACAGTCTAATGCTTCGTTACGCGGTCTTATTTTCTGGAATACTCTTTTCTTGTATCCCCTTGTGTACTTAGTGATGATCTTCTCGGCTGTTAACTGCCTAAAATACTCTTCATTAAGGTCATCGTGGAAATGGATATACCCTGCACCCTCTTCCTTGATTCTTAACCTAGCAAATAGTAAGTCTTTAGCGGTATCAACACCAACAGGAAACAACATACACTTTCCAATGTTGTTTTTACTGGGTCTACCTACTATTGCCTTACCCTCACCACCAACACCTTTGATGGCAAATACTCTTCGCGCATAGTTTTTCTTAGCATAGGAGTATACCGCATTTGTGAAATGACCTCCACTGTCAATACATGATGCCCTTATAGGAAGCGGTCTGCCGTCATTTGTCATGTAAGTAGTGAATAAGTGGCTGTCTAGGCTAGTCCATAGCTGAGGGGTGCTAGGATCGCCATATAAGACCTTGTGATCGATAACGTATGATTCATCGTCACGCGCCCAACCAATAATCGACAACTCCAAGCGATCATCCTGCACATCGACACCGCAAGTAAGAAATATGACTTCTTCAGGAATATGCTCACCATAAGCCTCTCTTCTCTCTGCCAAAGAGTAGTCATCAATGGTTTCACCTTGATCTTCCCACGTTTCACCTAAATAGGTATTAGTCCATACCCTAAGTTGCTCTGGGTTCTTACGCATAGACAAGAAATCCTTAACGCCATCAGCTAATGGTGTCCAAGGCGAGTAAAGACCGTTAATAGCAAATCCTGCAACTCCTGCAAACTCTTTCTCTGCTATCCACTCGCCATTACGAATAGACCATCTTCTATCAGAGTCAGTCCATAACGTATCGCACTCATCGCAAAGGTACTTAGCTGTATCAGGATCACCCTCTTCCCATTGCACATTAGACCACTTTAGCTTCTGCTTATGATGGCAATGCTTACACGGTACGTTGTAGTACCGCATATCTGATGCTTCAAACGCTTCCTCGATACGACTAGCGTCTTTATTCGTGGGAGTCGAAACCATAACAATCTTACGATTCCAAAACGTAGCAGCCCTTTTGCGGGCTAACTGTATCGGATCACCCTCTGAACCTGCACTCGCGGGATACCTATCAACCTCATCGCAGAGAACAAGACGAATGGGTCGTGAAGCAAGACCAGACGGGCTGTTAGCACCTACGAGCGTCAAACTTCCACCAGGGAACAACTTATGCAGTGTTGTGTTACCACTATCTCTCGCTCTAGGGTCTTTTACCTTTCCACGCAAACAAACTGTCGCTTTAAGCAAACCGTTAGCAACTCGATCCTTAGAAAAGGCTTGCGCCATCTCAAGTGTAGGTTGAAGACAAAGTATGGGAGATGGATCGTTATCTATGTGATACCCGATAATGTTAAGCAAGGCTTCTGACTTACCTAACTGCGCTCCCGCCATAACAACAACTTCTTTAATGTTGGCATCAGAGCAAGCATCCATAATCCCTCGCTGATATTCTGCGCGAGCAGTATGCCATCTTCCCGGTTCAGCACTACTTTGAGAGTCCAGTCGCCTTTTTTGGTCTGCCCACTCGCTTACGCTTAGTCTCGGAGGTGGCTTTAGCGTCTTTAGTGCTGACTTCAGATACGTCTTCAGTTCCTTTCGTTTCTGTCGCGTTAATTGATGGGTCATAGTTACTCAGTTCCTCTAGTGCTTCATTAAGCAAATCTTCTAAAATGCTCTGACACATACCAGCTTCTGTTTCTGCTGATACGACTGGAGCAGCTTTTGTGGGTATAGACGTTAATTTACCTTTTAATGCGCCAAGTACATCTTCCCATGCTTTAACTACATCTTCTGCAATTACCAAAGTGCCATGAACTTTAGCTAATTCTAACTCAGCAATCTCAGCTTCTGCGTTAACTTTTCGCGTTCTAGCCTCGTCATAGCTTGATCCTATCTTAACTCCACCTGTAGATGCCATACTTCCTCCTATATACTTTATTGTTTAATCATATCACGTTATTGGCGTTTAGGATTAGTTTTGGGAAATTCTGTCGCTACGCCATAAAAGCGATGCGAAACTACC